GTTGCCTTGTTGTAGGCGCGTGTCATGTTATCGACCATTGCCTGGAAAAAGTCTGGAGATGAGCGCTCTAAGATTTCCACAGAGTAACGCTGCATACCTGCAAACTTGTTCACATCAAGATTCACATAACTGGAAACAATGCCAGTCTCAGATGGTGCAGCGCCCTCATTGGTATCTGCCACCGTACCTGCTGTTGTGATTTTCGGATGTGAGATGACCATTCCCGAAGCAGTTATGGCGCGTGAGCCAATTGCATCGATTGCTGGGCGTGATCCGATTGTGGTGTCGACAACTTGATTCACATACTGCACTGGCGTAAACGCTGGGTTAGTCGAGAATGAGTCATCGGCTGCCATAACATACTGGGCTGAATCTTGCGATCCCAATTTGGCTTTGATGCTGTGCTCCAGGTAAGTTGCCTGGCTGTTGATTGGGCTACGCGGTTTCACATAGGCCACTGGTGCTGCGGCATGAACAACCGCTGCTGCGGTCACTTCATCTGCCACTGGTGCGGTTGTTTCTTCCACTTGTATCTCCTGTGGGTTTTCCTCTGCGGTGGATTCCGCTTCGGTGGTTTCTGGGTCATCTGATTCACTAGCTGCGACATCAGAGATTTGGGCATCCTTAAATGCTGGGTTAGTTACATGGGCCACAGCTTCGAGATTGGCTGATGATACGACCATCACGCCTTTCTCTATGGTGTATTCATTCACATTGGCTTCGATGCTAAAGGCTGGGCGTAGTCCCTCGGATGCTTCGACTAGTGCATCATTGCCAGCACCCGTTGGCGCGATCTTGAATGCCATTGAGATTCCAGCCGGGCTAATCTCCTCGCTGCCAGCAATGCCGCGACCCAGTGGGCGTGTGCGGTCATGTTCCATGTTTAAGACAATTTGGCTCGGATCTATGTCACCAAACGCGCCAAACTCAAAACGCACTGGGCCAGCCGATGTGTTGCCTACTTTGGCAAAAGGTACGACAAGGCCCTTGATCGTGCGTGTCTCTGTATCGGCGGCCAATACCTGGCCTTGGAAGTTAAGTAGCATTTGGGTTTCCTCTCGGGGCTAAGTCCATTTCCTCACGCGCTTCATCAACATTAATGATTCCAGCTGCAAGCATTTTTTCTAGAACTTCGATCTGTTCAAGTGGGTTGCCCCGTAGGTAATCGTCAAGATCAAACCTGACCTCTTGGCCGCGTGGCGTGATGTCGTTCATGGTCAGTCTTTCCTCGATGCAACTCATGAATGGCTTGAGTGAGAAGTCCACTAGGCTTCGGCGCTCTTGGCTTACATTGGAGTAAGTCGCGCTGGCGCTTTCGGCGTTGATGTACCAGGCAGGGATGTTACACATGCGAGCAATTTCGGCGGCTGTGTTCAAGCGTGATTCGGTCAGCTGCATCTGTCCAGCATCGTAGCCAAAGGTAGTTACATCCAACGGGCCTGAAAGGTAGGCAGTGGATCGGGTTGCCCGGGCTTGCTTCCACTGAGCCAGCAAACTAGACACCTGCTCTGGCGGTAAGTCCACGCCGCTATTCTTGATCACCATTGTTGGGTTTGGCTCGCTGGCCATACGCTGAACGGCTTCCTCTAGCTTTAAGGCTGTGGAGATTGTGCGGCCACCACGATTGAGAATGCCCTCGTCAATTCCGCTAAACATAATCAGTGAGCCCACACCACTCATAGGCATCAAGCCGCCCTCGATGTAAAAGCCATTCACTATTTCTTGGGTATTCAAGTCAGTTGTGAAAGTTACTCGGGTCGGGTCGATGCGCCGGGCCTGTGTTGGTCGGCCATCCTCGGGACTAACTTCCAGCACTTGCCAGAATGAGCGACCATGAAAGAGTAGATCCTCGACAGTCCAAGCCATTGTCACTGCAAGTGGGATTGCTGGGTCTGGCTGTTTTAGGATCGTGCGGCCTTGGACTCTTTGGCCTGTTACTTCGTTGTAGGTATACATGCCTAGAGTCGAGATTGTGCCAGCAATAATGTTTCGCGCTCTGGCCACTGCTGGCACTTGCATTGCACTTGAGCGATCAACTCTGAAAGTATTGAAAGGCGTGAAGTAAGCATCCTGGTAGAACGGGATGGCGATACCTGCCCGAGCTTCGATCTGTGGCTTCTCGGTGGGTGTGCCCAGCAAAAAATCTATGAATCCCATTCTCGCATTACAACATACTAAATTACATTTGTGTAATTTTGTCCGCCGTTGTCCGCTTTAAGAGCGTGTTGTCCTACGACTGAGTGGCAAGTCCTAGTGGTCTTGATCCCTCTTTGATTGCCACCCAGTCTGTATGAGAACCCAAGGCAGGGTTATGCACTGATTATAGTCACACCTTGGCCCGGCAATGTTGCATGACCCACTGCCATCACCAAAGCAACGGCAGCTGAGATCGGTACTTGCGCGGCTCTGCGAGCAATACGCCAGCCGCCATCCGATGCCGGGCGGCGAGCACAGCTGACTAGGTGACTATGAAGTGTCTCTTGTCCTGGGTGAATGAGTTGCCCCGATTGCATAGCGTTAAGTGTTTGATCGCACATGATCGCAAAAGCCGCGCCCGACCATGGAGTGGGCTCAGCTCTGATGTAAGCCTGAGCAAGTCTGGGCGCGATGTAGCCAGCAGTGTTGGGATCATAGGCCAATACTCTTGGTGGGAATCTGCGAGCGATGCCAGCAATCTCGCCGACAAGTTCCAAGTCGTTGATGCCGCCCTCTTTGCGCCACTCATGCAAGAACACGCCCAACCCCTCGGGTCTTTCCTGCACAGTAATCAGGCAAGCAAGTTCGCGATTGAAGTTAAGGTCTAACGCCATCCAAGTTGGCAAGCCATCCTCTAGTTTGATTTCACGCTCGCTGTCATTCCATACCTGCATCGGCCAAGGGCTATCGATTGCATCGACCCACATCGAAAGACTTTCTGTCTTGAAAGCATCGGGGCTGTCAAAGGTTGCGGCATCCCTAATGTTTTGATCGCTGATCGTGTAACCCATTGCCGGGTTAGCATGTTTCCAGGCTTCGATGTCATCCACCGATGAGCCGGGCTCGGCGCTGTATTCGTAATACCCCATGCGATCACTGGCAAAAGTAAGCGCTCGGCGGCGCTGTTCGTTGAGCACTGTTGAAGTCAAGTCCCCAGCATTGGAAGTCCAGAACACTTGTGCATTGGGTCTGGCTCGGGTCACTGGAGTAACGGCTGCCCAAGTCGCTTGGTCAATTTCTCGCAGCTCATCGACATAGAGCAGGTCTGCCGTAGATCCGCGTGGGCCCTCGGATGTGGCGGCTCGGATTGAATACTTGCGAATGCGCTCGCACTTGCCATTACAAGATTTTGGGTAGTGGTGGCAATAGATCTCTAACTCCTCTTGGCCGTTAGTGCGAGACACGCGCTTGATCCGCTTACGCATCCAGTCCAAACTCTCGGCCATATCGACTGTTTGCTTAAATGTGTCCAACGACAGTTGCCTGGTCTGGCTCATTGCAATGGCGTTCTTTTCCCCAAAGATGTAAAGGCCAGCAAGAATCCGCATCCGCATCAGATGAGTTTTCCCATTCTGCCTGGCACAGAGCACCCCCACTTGCGACCTAGCCCAGCGACCATTGGGCAAGATTTTTAAGGCATCGTCAAGCACATACTTTTGCCACTCCAAAAGTGGGACACCTAATTCGTCAGCTAGTGCCGCCACCACTGGCCCTGCGCTGGGCAGGTTTAGGCTTGGGCTTTCGATCCTTGGCTTCGAGTAACCGTAGATAGTTTCCGACATGGTTTGTCCCGTCATTTTCCTCGCCCTGTTTTCCTGTTGTCCTAGTCTCTACTGTGAGATGTAGCTGCTGCAATGTCGCAAGATACTTTGATGCTAATGGTGTCGCTTCTTTAAGATCGCCCAAATCAAAGGCCGTATCTAAGGCCAAAGCAAGCCGCCGGGCCAAAGTGATTGCAGCGACATCGGTAGGGGCTATCCAGTTTGCCACCGATAGTGCCGAGTTCAAGGATAGGTAGAGTCCCATCGGTTTGTCCTCTGGCGCTTCAGTTTTCGATTGGGTCATGACTTGGGCCTTTCGGTAGTTGGTGGGTCAAATCGGATCATTCGGGGAGAGATTCCTGCAAGGGAGTCTGTGGGTGGCAACGACCTCAAAAAAACGCCCTGATGGCTCTCTGTGGGCTTCTGACGGGTGCTGTTGAATCGTGAGGTCTTGACCTTATGACAGGGCTTGCACAATGGCTGCACATTGTCGATGCTGTTAGTCCCACCGATGGCTAGCTCGATGATGTGATCCACCTCGGTTGCCCGGTCTCCACACATCAGGCATGACTTACCCCACACCCGAAAGCATGCAGCCCGTAGATTACGCCATTGTGTCGTTGTGCCTTGACTATGTGCTCTGCTCATGTCCTGCCATTACTGCGTAAGCATCCATCATTCCTCGCTCATACCTTGAGTTAGATGGATGTAGATCCAAGATCAGATCTGTTAGTTTGTCTAGCCTTTGTTTGTATGTTGCTTCAATGATGCTGGCCAATTCCCTTGCGTTGTGTATCTCAGCTGCAAGTCTGTCATGATCCTTGCGCAATAGTTCGACCATTGTTACATACTCAATGAGTTCATCATGTCTTACTTGAACCCAGCGAGTCATGTTGTGATTCTATTTGATGTTAGTTAGTTATAGATGATTCTCACCGGCTTGGCTAGTGGGCAGGGAATGGCATTGGATCTGCCATCCTCACCGTATGTGGAAGCGGTACTGGTCATGGGTCTTTCGACAATCGCGCCATGTGCCTTAGTGCTTAGGTAGTTTGATGCCAGGCGATTCGTTTTGACATCAGCTGCTAAGGCTCACCCTGCTAGTGTTTGCTGGGTTTTGCATGGTTTATTTCCATGCCAATAGTGCGCCCTCGAACGGCGGTTTAGCGTGTTAATTAGTACGCCCTGCATTATACTGTGCAGTGAGTTCAATAGGACTTGAGATGCTACGGCATCAAGGACCGACACGCTGATTATTCTTGGCATCGGCGTGTCGGTCTTTTCTATATGAGATCTGCTGGCCCTAGCTTCTCGTCATACTCTGACCACTTACCACAGCAATGAGTCGCCCATAGTCTCATGTTTGTGTCAGGGTCGATACCAAAGTCCACTGGAGTTAGTATCTTGGCACACTCTGGACATGATGCCGGGAGATTCTGTGCGGCTAGGTGATGCCCTTTGATCTTGCGCTCAATGCTTGCCCACATCTCATCGCTCATTGCTAAATCCTCGATCAATCATAATCTTTTCCCACTCGCTTATGGTGTAACACTTGTCCTCAACAATGCGTAACCTGGCTTCGATCTGTCCCACAGCTGCCGCAAGTTCTTGTAATGCCGTTAGAACATCCTTGAACATGTCTAGATAGTTGTCGTTATCCACGATTACTCCACTTCTCGCAGAATCCACATGGTCTGCCTATGTAATACCACGCGCCACAGGTGCAGCGCATAATCTCTTGATCACTCATCAAACAAACTTTTCTGGACTATCGGCTGACCCCCACGCCACACAGCCAGCATTCGGCGATGGCTTGACTTGCGATCTGCTGGTCTTTCACCACAGCGATAGATCATGCCAGATCGGGCCACAGTGTTAAACGCTGCCCCAATGACCTTGCCTGACCCAGTAGGTGCACCGATCTCTGCGACTACATCCTCAGCTGTAAAAGGTTTGCCAGTGCGAGCCATTCTCTGAATACACAACACGCCCTCATTGTGCCAATTCAGTTGTGAGTCCCGGGCGATAGTGATGCCCTCATCTTTGGCTGTAATGCCAGCGACCCTGCATAACGCGCAATACTTAGGCGCTGTTGCCCCATGCTCACACATCACACTGACTCACAATCTGCCCAGTGATCGCCCTTGTATAGCAATTCAGGTGGGCAGTTGCATCCACCTTGTAGCGCTTGCATAGTTTCGCAAGGCCACAGCTGCCAGTCTGCCCCATCGCTATCATGATC